GTACGGCGTGATCTGAACTTTTTTTCCCAAGCAGCAAAAGCGTGGAGATGAGTTCCGCCGTCTTCGTGCTTTTCTCTACCGATGATGCACTCAGCTCCCAGTTCTGTGAAAAGACACACAACATCGAAAGGATCGAGGTCTCCGCACTGAGCGTAAGTGAAGAGTCCATATTTGGCGTTAAAGTGGAAGCTCATCACGTGGTGTTCTGTCTGGAGGATTTAATGTTATACCTCCAGACAGGACACGGGGCACACTCGTCTATAAATACCCGTGTCCTCCCCCGTTTATTTCGTCCCGGTGTACTTTTCATCATGCCCGAACAGCTACCCTGTTGGTTCTGCACCGGAGAGGAAGACAAGCTCTTTGGTCTTACGAATTCCCCACACCACCTTGTTTGGTTTTGTCACGGTTGTTTTGAATTTTTAAATGGCTTATCCACGGAGGTTCCAGAGGAGGAGGACGTTCCGACGCAGGCGCACGACCCGTCGACCCGTTTACCGTTATCGCAAGCGAGTCTTTCGAAAACGTCTTCGTCGCACAATGACCCGTCGTCGCATTCTCAACGTCGCTTCGATCAAGAAGAAGGACAATGCGCTGACTCTGGCCATTAACGACAGTGCCACCGATGCACAGCCCCTCGGAGATCCCTATGTTCTTACTGGTGACAATCAGTATGGTTTCTTGTGGTGTCCCTCCGCTCGTCCGAATCGTACGTTTTTGAGTGAGCACGGTCGGTCTTTACGTCATACATTTGTTCGCGGCTTCAAGGAGCGAATCATTATGGAGACTAGTACTGGTGCTGCATGGATTTGGCGCCGTGTTGTTTTTGCAATGAAAGGCCCCGCATTCCGCAATGTCTTTCCTGTTGGTACCTTGTATCAACATGACAACACCAATGGTGTTCAGCGGGCTATGTGGAACCTTCTGGGTTCTGGACCCGATGCCGAGCCTTCTCGGGATGCATTGGAGTCTGTGCTTTTCCAAGGCGTGGTCAACCGCGATTGGTCTGATCGTATTAATGCCTCAACCGATCCCGAGCGTGTTACTATAATTTCCGACCGTACCCGAAAGATTAATTCCGGCAATGAGAATGGACGGTACTTTACTACTGCCCCTTGGCAGCCAATCAACAAGAACCTCATTTACAATGAGGATGAAGATGGAGATGATAAGACTACCGATGTGTGGTCTACTGCTGGTCGTTCTGGTGTTGGGGATATTTACATTTACGATATGTTGCGTTGTGTAGCTGGTTTGGTTGAAGATACTTTGAGTCTTAATGCTCAATGTTCGTATTACTGGCATGAGCGTTGAGGACTGTTATGTCCTCGTCTAGATACACGAATTTACAATTTGCGTTTAGCCAATCTGCGTCTGCTCCTTTGTCCTCGCGTGGGTCGCTGTTAGCCAAATAAATGCTTGGCCGACCCCACTTAATCAATTTTTTTCCTTTGTATTTGTCAGTTGCATAAAATTGGTGTTGGCTACCTAGCCAGAATTTGTATGCGTGAAAAAATTCAAGCCCACCCTGCATGTCATCGAATACTGCATATTTAGCGTCGTTCAGGTCCTCGTCCAAGCTGAACAGTCCACCGAAGTATGCATGTGTACCCAACGAACGCGCCCATAGCGTTTTCCCTTTTCTACTGGGACCAAAAATCACTAAGGATTGTAACCGTTCTGTATACCGGTTAGTGAATGTTAATGGAAGGGCATTGACCCATCAGGGTGGGGTCCCCTATGGGGTGCCCTGTGGGGGCTGTCCCTGCCGGCCAAGCCGAAACTGTGGATGGCCAGCCGCAGGCGTCACCTACCTCCACGTGAATGTCTCTCCAGGTTGTGTTGTACCCATTCAAGGAGTTCAGGAAAGTTTCCCGTGTTAAAGCCGATATCGGCTGGATGTTCATATGGTGCGGGATCTTCTCTGTACTTCCAGTCTGCGTAGTTTCGGAGGGAGTTGAAATTACAGGCAAGACTTCGAGGAGCCAGTTCCGAAACAAGTCTCCAAAATTCATTTCGATTCTCCGCGTTGATGATCGTAGCCCATGCATCGCTAGTGCAAGGAATTTTGCTTCCATCTGGTCGCTCAAGCCCCCCTCCGACAATGTCACCATCCTTTGTAGCATAGTCGTAACCTTTCTCCGGTGTGCCACGAGATGGTACAACATTTGGGTGGCATCCTCCAACATCAAAGATATCAGTACGGCGTGATCTGAACTTTTTTTCCCAAGCAGCAAAAGCGTGGAGATGAGTTCCGCCGTCTTCGTGCTTTTCTCTACCGATGATGCACTCAGCTCCCAGTTCTGTGAAAAGACACACAA